ATTCGCAATATTGAGCAGTGGAGAGCTAAAGGTGGTATTGGTATTCATCACACAGATATAAATAAAACCTTAGCAGAGTTAGCTAAGTTAGGGCTAATCTAATATGTTAATCGATCCAAATAGGTTAGTGTCTTGGCAGGAGTTTGTACAAATTCCTCATGTTAAGAGATTGTCTATAAATGAGCAAGTCGCTCAGTATAATCAGTATACAATCCAGTTTAATATAATCAGAGCTCAGATGCTTAATAGAGGTTCTGGACCTTTTGGATATTTATTACAAGAAAATCTTGCGTATTTGACTCAAGAAAATAGCGCTAAAATAATAATAAAAAAATAATGTCAGCATACCCAGATTTACCAATATCTCAATTACCTGCAGCAGGTGCTTTAGATGGAACAGAGTTATTTGCAGTAGTTCAGGATGGTGTAACAAAGTATACCTCAGCTGTTGGTGTATTCAGTGGTTACCAAAGTTTACACACTAATTATGGAGCTTTCTGCTCGACTGGATCTCAAACAAACCCTAGTCCAAATGTATCTCGTTCAATGCAGCTGGAGACAACTGAACATACCAGCGGTGTGTATGTTGTTTCTGGTAGTAGAATAACAGTCGCTAATCCAGGAGTGTATAATCTACAATTCTCAGCCCAATTAGAAAAAACAGACAGTGGTGCTGATACTGTTTATATTTGGTTTAAGAAAAACGGAACAAATGTTCCTCGTTCAAACACCGCAGTGGATGTATTGAAACAAGCGGGTGGTCGGGGTAAGTTTGTTGCTGCTTGGAACTACGTAGATACTTTTAATGCTGGAGACTATATCGAAATTATATGGCAATCTGATGATACCAATATGCAACTAGCTTATGACCCGGCAGCAGGTAATTTCCCATCAATCCCCTCAGTAATAGCAACAATGACTCAAGTAGCATGATCAAACTCAGAGACATATTAAACGAAATTGCAAAACCTTTTGGCGATCGTTTTGGCAAGAAGCGTTGGGTAAACCTATCCACATCAGACATTGACGCTTATGCGGATGAGATTGCTGAACTTATAGTTGGTGCATACGCTAGTAAGGGAGGGAACTTTGAAGTTTCTAATGGTGATGATCTTAGAAAAAGCGATGTGAAATATTGGATTGCTGACGATGTTGATGAGGATCCAAATGCAGATGCTGCACTAGGTGGTAGAGAGACTACATATGGAGTTAAAATGACTATGATGGGGCAGGATGGTAGTCCTGAAGGAAAGCAAGCGGCAATGTTTAAAATGCTACAGCTGATGAAGACGCGAGGATTTTACGCTGAGTTAGATTTAGTGTTAGCTCAAAAACTAAACATACCAACTATTAAGGATCTTGATACGATTAAGCAGGTTTTAGCTGGTAAGGAGCTTAAAGACTATAATGCAAGCACTGGTGAATATACTCGTCTAGTGTCTGGTGCACATATGCATAAGAAAGTACTTGTGGGGGTTCCCAAAGTATAAAGAGACGGCTTAGGACCGTATAGCTTCGGCTATTGAAACCATTCAAGTGTCGCTACCTGGATGGTTTCTTTATTTGCGGCCTATTTATATATAAAGAAGCTTTAATGAAAAAGAAACTCAAAGAAGGTGCAATGTCTGAGCTAGATATCCTGGCACAAGAATCATCTACATTCGAATCATTTTTACAGCGTGTTAAAGAGGACTTCCCTCAGATCGCTGCTGATCTTAACAACCCAAATGTTCGCAGTTTCTTGGAAAACTTATATGAAGATTCCAAAGATATGATGGAATCAAAGCTAGACATTAAAAGAATGATCCGTGAGGAGTTAGCTGCTGCGCTAGGCGAAGCTGCAAATCCAGAGTTAGATAAGATGGTTGATCGCTTTGTAAAGGGTTTGGCTACCAAGTATTCTTACAAAGATTCAGACGCTGTTATGGCGATTTTTGAAGCTCTAAAGCGTCTAAATCTAATTGATAACACCGTTAATTACAAGGCCGGTACTCGTCTATAACATGCCTGAAGTTAGAGGATATTTTCACCCCGAATCTTGTTTCGCTACTATAGCGGAGTGGGAAGCTGTTGCTAAAGAATTTCTAGCTTTACAGAAAAAGGGTAAAGATGTTCGTGGAGGTATCTTGGATCAAGATCCTAAGTTAGCTGAGTTAATTATGAAGTATTTTAGCTTTCAGCTTTATACTGAAACACAGCGTTGGGACTTATTAACACAAAAAAATGTTCTTGACTTTATAGAAGACTTTGTCAATCATAGGGTGTGGGGACTTCGTAGAGAATACGAAACTTATTTCTTTAATGATGGTGACGATCGATCTTTTATCGATACCGTTAAAATAGCATATTTTTACTCGAGAGGCGATATGGAGCCCTATGTGTTGCTGGACGATCCATTTGTCACAGCTGTCTATGGATCGACAACACAACGAGTAGTAACCCTGCATTGGACAGACGAGCAGGGTTTAATAAATCTTCAAGATAGCATCAATCAAAACCACACATATGCTATCAGCACATTCACCAAACAATGGAAACCTTTTTTCAGAAAGGAGAGTAATATTCTATTAAAACTTGAAGGTGAATTGCGTGGTGCTTTTAAGAGTGATGTAAAGAGTTATGCAACCGATCGTGGCAATAGAGCTGTGAATATGTATCGTTTGGCTTATCCTGGTGGTAAGACTAATATGTGTTTAAATGCTGAGGATTGTACGGGTGGAGCAACTTCTTTATGGAATGAGGTTATAGTAAAACCAACTAAACTATTATCGTTTAAACGCATTCAAAAATACTAACCAACGTCGTTGGTTGCATATTTATAGGCAAGTTTCTAGTTTTGTATTTATAGGGTTACGCATGAGGTTTCGTGTGAATATTCAAATTACAAACTATGAAAAAATACTTACTTTCCCTTGTCCTCGCCTTTGTAAGCGTATTCGCAATGGCGCAATCAGGACCGCCAGCTCCCGGTAGTGGCATTTACGCATTATTAGACACCACCTACGATGTAGGTACTTTTACTCAAGGCGTTTCTCATGCTAGAATCACATTGAAAAATTCAACAGCTACTAAATACACAGCTGTTCAATTTCGTGTTTTCTACGATAAAAACGCATTCTCTAACGCTTCAGTTGCATTGGTTGGATCCTCAACTAACTTGGATCTACAGCAAGTAGTTAACACAACTCAAGGGTATGTTACCATTACTTTGGTATATACTGGTTCGAGTTCTACCTACACTTTAGCTGATGGAGAAACTTTTGATATCACATTCACTCACGTAACTGGAACTTCGTTCTATGCTTTAGGTGCAATTGCAAACCTAACCTGGACTCCGGTAGTTGGATACTCATATCCACAAGTTGCAGCTGAACAAAGCGGTGCAGATACCACACTTACCTTATACAGCTACGGTGGTCAATGGGTTCAACCAGAGCTTAACTTCCATGGTACATTTACTAACGTAACTGGTACAGCTGCTAAAAACCTAACTCTAGCTTTAGAAAAGAAGGTTAAAACTGGATCAACTTGGTCTACTCACGACACATATGTAACAGATATTAACGGAGACTTCTCCTTTACAGAGATCATTGATACCACTTATTACGATGTGCGCTTAGCAATTAAAGGTGATACAATGGGTGTAGGAAACGTTATTTCAACAGCCGATGCACAGTTAGTTAATCAATGGGTAATTGGTGGTGCGACTCCATCAGGATGGAATTACTATTCTGGAGATGTTAATGGTGATAACAACTTGACTATCTCAGATGCTTGGGGTGTATTTGGTAGAATTTCTGGTAGATTCTCAGTATGGCCAAACAGTGTTAAGGATGTTAAATTCTTTACAGTATCTGAATACAACACTATCACTGGTACTCCTGCGACAAACTACACTTCAACAATTGCCGGTGTAACTAACTTCTACTATCCAATTTTACCAGGTCAACCTGACTCAGTAACCTACTACGTTCTTGTACCTGGTGATGCTAATGGAACAGGATATCATATGGCACGTACGACTCCAATCGAAGTACTTATCACTCCACAACCTGGTATCGAACACCAAATCTATAACGTGATCGATAACAGAGTTCAATACGATTTTCCAGCTCCAACTATCGAAATCAATGTACCTAGATTATCTGTGCAAGAGGGTAATTTGGTGAACATTCCAGTTAAATTAATGTCGAATGGTATTAGCTTATCTGCGATGCAATTCGGATTAGAATATAATGACACTCTATTAGAATTTAAAGGTATCGTTGCCTCACAAGCTGCTCAAAAATGGTTGACATACGTTAACCCAATGGATAGCAGAGTTGATTGGGGTGGCTTTGATAAAACTAACAATGAGAACCCAATCAACGATGGATCTACTGTAGTAACAATGCAATTTTTGGCTTTGAAACCCCAACTAGATTGGGGTGTAAGCCCACTTTGGACAACTGAAAAGTTTGCTGGTGATATATTGTCTAAAGACCTAAACATCACACCTGCAAACGGAGTACTGCAAGTGTATAAGATGATTGGTGGTACTATCTTAAATGCAAACACAATGGAAGTATACCCTAACCCAACTACTGATAAAATTGTTATTGGGTTTAAGGTAACTGAGCGTACTAGAGGTTCTATTAAAGTGTACGACTTAAACGGAAAGCTTTATATGACTGTTATGGATTCAGATATTCCAGAAGGTCAATACAAATACTCAGCTGACTTAGGACAATTATCAGCTGGTGTATACTTAACAACTTTGGTTATGGAGAATGGAAAATTTATTTCAAAACAGGTAATTAAACAATAAATCTATGTCAGAAGAAACACAAGACCACAACGAGGGAACTTGGTCAGGGTTAAAGAAAACAATTGTAGGAACACTATCAACCGCTGTTTTAGCTGGTGGAACGTGGGTAACGACCACTCTATTTAGTGGTCACGATGACTCAAAAGAAGAGACAAAAACTGAGCAATCAGCTCCAGCTGCAGCTCCGGTTGTTATCAACCTTGAGAACAACAACACCAATCAACAAAAACAATCAGGTGGTACTAATACCGTTATCAAAGAGCGTGTAGTAGAAAAACCAGCTGAAAAGAAAGAAGAGAAAAAATCAGAATCTGAGGATGCTCCTTGGTAATTAAATTAAATAAACAAAAAACAAAAGCTATGAAATTTTTAAAAAATCTATTTAGTGACAACAACGACATCAACGAAAAATCAGTAGTTGGTTTCTTATCATTTGCATGTATGGTAGCAGCCTTAGTGGTTGATTTGATTACCGGTTGGATGGGTAAAGAATTACTTATCAACGAGTATATCTTCGACGGCTTCCTAGTAATCACTCTAGGTTCATTTGGTATTGCTGCTGTAGATAAGTATGTAACTAAAAAAGCAGATAACGACAAGCATAAGACTGAAGTTGAAAACGGTCTTCACGAAGAGCCACTACCTTACGACGAAAACGAAGGGTAATGAGATTCTTAATCCTATTTTTTGCATTTGCATTAAACTTTAACTTGGCTATTGCTCAGGTCGGTACTATTAAGACCGAGCAATACCAAGCTGAGTTTGAAAAGAAGCAGGCAATAGACGCTCTGCCAGAATACACCGATACAATCCAAATTCCTATCCAACTTCTGAAGATTGGTATCAATGAGGAGTTGTATACAATGTATCCTGAGTTAAAGGACAAGCGTGTTGGTCTAGGTGTTACAAACATTGTACTTGAGTATCTTGAGTATACTAATCGTTTTGTATTCACTGAAGATAAGCTAGAGATCAAAGAGCGAATGGTTCAGCAATTCAAAGCCTCCGATAAAGGTTTTACAGAAAACAAAGTAGATGGAAGAGGTAAAATTAAACTAGCTAAGTACTTTGTTTATATCGAGGTTTATGATTTTTCTGTGAGTGAAGATGAGATCATTCGTGTTGCGGGTGAATCAAAAGTAACTCAAACAACAAGACTCGGTTTGCAGGTAAAGTTTGTAGATGCGGAGACGGGAGAGGTTATTGTCGGATCTGGATTGGGTGAAGCTACTACAGTAAAAACAGCTTCTATCCTTGATGGTGTAGATGATACGGAGATTAAATTTAACCAATCTACAATAGGAATAACTACGAAGAAGTCTCTTGAGACAGCTTCATCTAGAATCGTAAGTAGATTAATAAAGAAGGGTGTATTCAAGAGTTGAAAATAAAAATACTAATACTGATTTCTATTGTATTAGGTGCCTTAACGTCTGTTAGCGCGCAGTCATTTTCCTATAGCTATACCGACCCTTGTACTGGTATTACAAAAAGCATAGCAGTGCCTTCTAACGGAGTCACTGTTTCTTATTATGGGCAAGTTAATACATTTGCACCTGGTGATTTTTATAGTGGGGTGTTTGAGTCTTGGACAAACACAGTGTATGCTTCCTTTGGTGGAGTGAATCCGTGTGCTAGTGTTGTAGGCATGCCAACAGCAACTAATGTAGCTCAATCCACAGCTATAAACTTTATCGGTCAAGTAAACTCGCTCTCAGCAATTGCAGACTTATCTTCTAGTCTGAGTGCTGTTGGCGGAACAAATATGTTAGGTGGTGTTGCAGGAAGTGCAACAAATTCTAGCGGTAATGGTGGTGATAATAAATCTAATAATAGGAATAATAATGGAAGTAATAACAGCAATTCTGGTAGTGGTACCTCTGGCGCTAATAATAACAATAGCGGTAGTACAAGTGGTAATGGATCTAATGGTGGGTCTCAGGGCCAAGAAGGTTCGCAAGGCTCGTCTGAAACATCTCAAGGAACTAACGGCTCAAGCGGAAGCGGAGGAACTGGAACTGGAAGCGAAAGCGGAGGTAGTGGTTCAGGTTCTGGAGAGGGTACCGGTACAAGCGGAAGTGGAAGTACTACAAGCGGCTCAGGATCCGGATCGGGTAGCTCGAGTGGCTCGTCTGGTAGCGGAACAGGAACGGGGACACAAACAACAGAAACGTCGTCGTCAGAGGGTGGAGGTAAAACAAACATCTTAGGAGGTTCTGTTAGTTCGGTTGGTGGATCGTCAGGAACTAGTGGTGGATCTGGAGGAAGTAAGGGTGCTGCTGCTACTGCAAAGAATGGTAATAGACCATCCATTCTAGCTTCAAGCGACTTTGTTGGATTCAATTTCAAGAACTCAGATGTCACCTTTGGAAGTAAAGTCACTGGTGGTTATACCGCCATGAGATGGGATGGTAAGAGAGCTAGTGGTATTACAGCGGATTACACTAGTGCTCTTAAAGGACCTAACTTTACTGGCTTCTACGCAAACATAGCTAAGAAAAGAATTGATCTAATATCTGGTACAGTAACTCTAGGTTTTGATAAGCAGAGGTCTGCATATGGAACCTTAGCGTTAGGTCAGATGTGGACACTTGGTAAAAAGAAAAAAGCTAAAGCTGTTTATATGCTTACCGGATCATGGGGTAATGTGTATGGTACGCCATTTGTTGGTACAGCTGTGATAACTGGTGGAATGTATGACTTAAAAATCGGTAAAAGGATCGATATTAAGTTAATGGGATTATACGTATATGCGCCGTATGTTAGCTACTATAATGATATCTTACTCAAATCGCCACACGTAGTGTTGCCGATTGTTGGTACAAACATTGGTGTGACTAAGAGGTTTAAGATTAATATAAATGGTGGTGGAGCTTGGGCAATTGGTGAAAGTACTTTGAATTACACAGTAATGATGGGTACAAGATTATTGCTATGAGAAAGTTAATTATATTAGTGCTGATGTGTCTACCTCTACTTGTAGAGGCACAATTTACATATTCGGGCTATATAAGGAATGCTGATGGAACTGGAGCTGTAAACTTTCCTGTGAAGCTCTATAGAAGAACAAACTCAACTATTACTGGATTCACAAATCAACAAAACTACAACGGTCACTCTTACTATAGATCGACTGGTTCAGCGTTTTGGTTAACAGCTAAAGCAAACTGTGATGCGATGGGTGGACATCTAGTTACTGTAACAACTTCAGCTGAGAATAATTTTATATACAATCTTTGGCCTTCCGGATGGATTGGTTTAACAGATGAGGTAACTGAGGGTACTTGGAAATGGGTTACTGGAGAAACCTATTCTTACACATCTTGGAATCCAGGAGAACCTAACAATGCCGGTAATGAGGATTATGTTATAGTAACAACATCGTCTTGGACTTTATATAAAACAGCATATACAAACTCATCAGGATACTATTCGTTTAGCGAACCATACGATCCATCTAAGGAATATTATATTCAACTAGATGTTGCTAATCCAGTTACCACAATAACAAACACTGATGTCATTGCTCCAACGGATGTGATTCTGTCTAAGATTGTTAGAAAGTCAATACACTTCAATCAATACGATGTGAATAATGATGGTGCAATCACAGTATCGGATGCATACTACATTAATAAAAAGAGAAACTTAACTGCTCCAACTTGGCCAGCTCTTAGATTATATACACCAGCTCAGTATACATCGCTCACAACTGGTACAACAGACCTACGAACAACAATACCTGGCGTTGCTAATATAACAATAAACACTCCAGTGTCAGGAACCACAAACGCAAACTATTATTTGATCGCCCCAGGATACAAAGGGCAAGTAAGCTATTAATTATGAAATCACTATTATTTTTATTATTGATCATCCCATCTTTTTTATTTGCTCAAGAGACTTGTGTTAAAGTTGACTCTGTATTCGTAACCGCAAAGGTTAGAGAACTGGGAAGCAGGGATATTAAATTTGGTATCAAGCAAATTGCAGAAGATTACCTTTCTGAGAAATACTGTCTATCACCAGAGGGTGCTTCAATTTGGGTTGAGGTTTACTACTTTGGTATTCCAAAAAACACACTAAGAATTGCTGGTGTAGAAAAAACAGAACAGATTACTCAAGTCGGCGTTCGTCTTCATTACAAAGGATCTAAGTACGATGGTATTGGTGAATCAGCAACAGAAGTTAGAACTATGTTATTGGAGGTTCAAGAGGGACAAATGCCTTTTGAAAAGATGACAGTATCGTCAGCATTAAAAAAGGGACTAGCAGAGGCTATTCTTAAGCTTCCGTAACTATTTATTAGCATGAGATGGTTATTTGTTGTTTTAACTTGCTTAATATCGGTCAACCTATCTGCTCAGATTAAGGTGGATGATGTCGGTGATGGCTGGAAAGCGAAAGTTGATTCAGCTCTGTCGATTATCCAACAATATGACATACAACGATACAATCTCCTAGTACAAAACTGCAATCAAGTACAATACTGGAATGGAAACTTCAGCACTACTGAAGGGTTTTCTATAATGATATCTACTCGTGAAATGAGAGCAGGCAACATCAATAACATAGCAGCTATACTCGTTCATGAATCGCTTCATTTATATTTTAAAAAAGGTAACTGCTCTCTATCCCCTAACGATGAGGAAGCTTCTTGCTATGCGTACGAGTTGGACTTTTTAAACCACATACCTAATGTTGAGCCATGGCTGATTCAACATGCTAAAAATCAAATCAAATTCTATTGCAAGTCATGAGTATACAGAATGAAGAAATATTAGAAGAGTTAATGTGGATTGCTTACGAGAACGATAAAGCTATTGAGCTAGTTGAACTTGCAGGTAGTTTCATTATGAAGAATGGTTTCTCGAGAATCCAAGCTTATGAGAAAGCATTCAATGAGTTAGGTTTAGTAATACCAGATAACATTCAAATTTAACATATGCTACTAAAAAGAGGATCCACTGGAGAGGACGTAAAAAAACTCCAAGAAAAGTTGGGCGTAGAAGCCATTGGTACATTTGGACCAAAAACAGAAGAAGCTGTAAAGGCTTGGCAAAAAGCTAACGGATTAAAGGATGATGGTATCGTTGGTGATGGTACTTGGGGAAAGATGTTTGGAACATCAGCACCCGCTACACCTGCACCTGCTCCTGCAACACCAGTTGCTGCTCCGGTTGTTATTCCAGCGTCTAGCTTTAAATTAGATGCGTTGAAAGGACACATTCCAGATGCAGTAATTGCTCAGATTCCTGACACAGCAGCTAAATTCAACATCACAAACACTTTACGTCTAGCACACTTCTTGGCACAATGTGGTCACGAGTCTGGTGGATTCAAAGCTGTTAGCGAAAACTTAAATTACTCCTCCAAAGGACTAATGGGTATTTTCAGAAAGTACTTCCCAACTGCAGTATTGGCTGAAGCGTACCAACGTCAACCAGAAAAAATTGCAAATCGTGTTTATTCATCTAGAATGGGTAATGGCGATGAAGCTTCTGGAGATGGCTATAAATACCGCGGTCGCGGATATATTCAATTGACCGGAAAGTCTAACTATATGGCTTTTGATAAAATGGTCGAAGAAGACTTGTTAGCTCATCCAGAACTTGTTGCTAGTAAATACCCTCTAATGTCAGCTGCGTTCTTTTTCAATAACAATAAGCTTTGGGCTATTTGTGATCAAGGTGCTACTGATGCAGTTGTTACATCCGTTACAAAAAGAGTAAATGGTGGTACTATCGGCTTGGCTGATCGTATCAAGCATTTTAAAGAGTACTACAATCTATTAAAATAAAGTAATGGCTTATACAAGAGAACAAATTGAAGCCGCTGTTAAAGCTAAGGGGTATGCTTGGTTTGAAGGCGCAAAAGATTTCGATGTTAACATCGTAGGAGTTAGAAACTCTGCAACTGGTAATGTTGTAACAAACGTGTTTGATGACACCATGACAGTCTCATATAAAGAGGGTGGTGAATGGAAGTTTCATCAATGGACTTGCACAACCGATCCAGGTAAGAAGGGTGTTAAAGAGTATCATAACGCTGCTGGTGTAGCACGTCTAGTGGAAGGACAATACAGAGGTTCACATACATTAGGATTACACCAAGGTAAGTACGAGGCTCTCAAACAACAAAAACCAGTTAAAGTTTATCGTGATGCAAATCGTGATATGACTTATGACGAAAATAAAATTGCAGAAGGAGTATTTGGAATTAACATTCATAAAGCAGGTGCTGACTCTACTTATGTAGAGAACTGGTCTGAAGGATGTCAAGTATTCAAGAAAGCTGCAGACTTTGAATCATTCATGGCTATTTGTAGAAAGGCTGCTGCTATTCATGGTAAGTCTTTTACATATACCCTAATTGAATCAGCTGATATTAAATGATAAAACTATCAAGACTATTAATTGAAGGAGCTTACGATAGAGTAGTAGGCGAAGTAAATAAAGCCATCTTCAAAGTAATGAAAGATGCCTTTGCCGCTGCCGGTACACCAGAGAATCCAAAAACCTATAATGGTTATGAGATTTTCAAAGATCCTATTCCTGGTCAAACACTGCAAGATGTTTTTGAAGACGAAGACTATGGAATAGAAGTGGGTGAATTTGAAACTCCTGAAGGTAGTTTTGAGGTTGAATTAAAATTAGCAATATCCGTTGATGCCGTAGAACCTGGCAAACATTTTATCGATGGTGGTGCAGAAGATGATTCTGACTTTCCAAAGATTGAGGTTCATATTGGATTAAACTCTATAGACGAAACAATGTACTCCAAGCTGCAACCATGGTTGCGTGATTTGATGAGACATGAGATTGAACACCTTACCCACGGAAAAGATTCTGACCTATTAAAACCGTCAAAGCTTATCCGTGGGGATAAGGCTCTTCGTAAGAAGATCCAGTCTAATCCAGAAATGTATTACAAGTACTTTCTATTACCCAAAGAGGTTGATGCTAATATCCATGGCTTATATGCCAAAGCAAAGACTATAAAGCAACCGTACCAAAAAGTGGTTGATGATTATTTGGATAGTCTAGTTGATGATGGAGTCATTAAACCAAACCATCGAGCTGAAATATATAATAAATGGAAAGCTCGTATTCCTAAGATCGGTGGTCTACCAACACTAAAATAAACCAAGCAACTGTTGCTTTTTATGTGAGTTTATACTATATTTGTCTCATGGAGACAACTTTATATAACTCACGACAGATCGAGCAAGCGGTTCTACGCATTGCCGATGTGGTTAATCAAAACTGTCGCAATCGTAGCGATGTTGTTTTGATGCCTATATTACAGGGTGCTGTTCCCTTATTTGCTGATGTATGTAAACATTTGGAGTTTGATCCTTATGTTGAATACATTGGTGTTAGCTCTTACGTACAGCAACAGCAAAAGCAATTTAACTTATATAAATGGGTTGAGCCAACTACAGTCCAGGATAAGTGTGTATGGCTGTTTGATGACATTGCTGATTCTGGAAACACGTTAAACTTTCTAAAGTCTATGCTTATGCAGATGGGTGCTAAAGAAGTTCACACGTGTGTGTTATTAAAAAAACGAACTTGTCCAGTGGAAGTGGATGTAGCCGGTTTTGTTATGGGTGACGAGTGGGTATGGGGCTATGGTATGGATGCTTCAGATGGACGCGGTAGAATTCTTGACGAAATCGTATGTAAAAATGAAAAGAACTAGACAAATGAATATGTTAATTGTAGCTTCTATAGTTGTATTCTTTATAGCACAATCTTTAGCATGGCTACAGATTAACGGTCAGTTTGTTTGGCCTTGGATGAAAGATCATCGCTTATTAATTAGTCTTAGTGGTGTACCAATCAGCTATCTACTGATGGTTGCTACTGACTTAGCTTACGAAGGAATGGAAGGTAAGATATGGCCAGGACGCTTGATGGCGTTTGCTGTTGGTATCTTAGTTTTTACAGTGTTTACAAATTTATTGCTGGGAGAGGGGATGACTCCTAAAGTTGGAGTCAGTCTTGCATTAGCAACTATACTATTAATAATTCAGCTACTATGAAAATAATTTTATGGATACACAGAGAGCGTCTTGAAGACCTCCACAAACGCATTGTTGACTGGGTTAATTATATCGAGTCTGGAGAACCTTCACCTCTCAACCTTAGTGTTAGTCAAGTCGGCCATCACTGGATTCAGGTTACGCTCGATTATCATACGTACATTGGTTTATTGGATAACGATGCTATTAAAATAATTTAGTATCTGTTGCCTTTTTCAAATAAAGGTAGTATATTTATTAAACGCTTTGGGGCTGTTATGGCTTTCGACAGGCAGAAGAAGTTCTTTGAGATGATGCAGGCAGGGTTAGATGGAAACCCTTAAACACCTATCAAAACAATAAACGCAAACGTAGATTATTCTACGGAGTATTACGCAGTAGCTGCCTAATCTCCCCCGTATTACTCATGGGATTAAAAAGAAGTAAAACGAAACGCGTTTTTGTAATTTGTACCTTAAACAAATAGCCTACAGTTTACGAGTGGGAGTAGCAATACAAACTCGATAGTTTGTCTGTTTAGAAAAATAGACTAAGCCTGTGAATGAGTCCTTTGGCTCACTGTTTGGACACGGGTTCGACTCCCGTCAGCTCCACAAAAAAAATTAATAAAGATGTTGCCTAATTGATAAAAAGGTTGTATCTTTATAGAAATAAAGGGTCACAAAGGTGACGACGTTCTTTGAAAAATATTATTATCCGTTCAGTAGTTGATTATGAGACCTTCGGGTTGATTATGAGACATTTAATCTGATAAATGATGATCGGCCGCCTATGGTCGTTAAATAAACTGGGAAACCAGGCTAAAGTGAATTACATTTTGTCAATGTAGTTTGCGGCTTCGTAAGGAGCTCGAGTAGGCAAGTAGGATATCATTAAACCTTGAGTACCGAGGGTAACACTGTAGGGGAACTGGTTTGATGACTAGGTGATGCAGGTCATTTAGTTGAGCTCGGAAGAGCAATAAGAATAACCTATAGGAATCAATTTATTGCAAGAAGCATTCTTATCCGAGTTTGTTATTGCGGTTTCCAATACAAGAGGGATCTTAAAGCCGAAAGGCAATGTCAGTGTACAAGTGGTGTTGTTACTGCACCGTAAATGAACCCACCAAGGTTTGTTTATGTAGAACTCTTAAAGTATGGAGGTAGGGATATCTCAGAGAGTAGTTGAGTATTGACTCGTTCAAAAGATGGGTCAGCTTAGTGGTAAGCCACTACTTTCATAATCTGCGACTAATACCTTAATTTGCTCTATGATACGCAAATATCACTAAACAGTTAAGCAAAAGCGCTTACCAGCTACCGACGAAAGGTGCCTACCTAGTACTGGGCTGTCCAGTGCCACCAATGATCGCAAGTCAAAGGTGATTCGTCCGAAAGGTCTGTAGTCCCGCAAGGATTAATCAGTTCGGCAGAGTTGAACAGAATAAGTAAGACGAGAGTAGTCGAAACACGTAGCTCCAAGAGTGGTGTACTTAAATCACCGGCATTGATGGGATACTTCTCAAAAGGAAGTGGACAAGAAGGGAATCAATAATCCAACAAAAGATCCATCACTCAAACGTATAGTCTCAGCGTTTTTTAACTAGATTGTGGGGTAGTAGCAGAGGTAGCTCGTTGGGCTCATAACCCAAAGGTCGCAGGTTCGAATCCCGCCCCCGCAACAAAAATAATTTTCTTTTGCTATGTTTTTCATAGCTTGTGTGTGTGATGAAGGGCTGGTTTTTACCGGCCTTTCTCTTTTGCAAACTATTTATAGTCAGTAACAACACATAACAACACTATCTATGGCAAAAGCAAAAGTTAGCACCGTTTCTGCATTCAAGAAGAAACCAAAAGTAAAGAGACCTGGGATTCATGCTAAAACTAAACAGAGCAAGAATAAGAACAGTAAGAACTACACAAAGGTGTATGTCGCACAGGGACATTAAAATTATTTTCAATTATTTTTCCCAAACTGTTGGATTTCTGGTTTTTTTTCCTGATATTGTAAAGGTACAATAGTACAATTATATACTTTAAACTTTATTAATTTAAAAACAAAAACAAAGAAGTTATGTTAACAGTAACAATTTCAATCGGAGCACTTTTAGCAGTAGGTGTTTTGGCTTATTTCAACTATGAGAATAAGAAAGAAGCTGCGGACTACAAAGCTAAATTCGAATCTACTAGAGATTTTGCGGAAGAATCGGCTAAGACTATTCTTAAACTTGAGCAAAGAGGTAAAGACCTTTCAAGCAGCATTATCATGCTAAAAGCCGAAGTAGCTGCATTACAAGCAACTAAGGTTGTAAAACAAGAAACAGCAAACAAACCTGTGAATCCTCAAATCACTGACGCTGTAACAGCAAATACTCCAAACAAGATGAATGGCAAGAAAAGAGGTCCAAAGCCAAATCGTCACAACAATAAGTAATAAATGGGATGTTTTGAGAGTCTAGTTAAATCAAAGTTTTTAGCTAACGTCTCAAGCGAATTGAGTTTGGCTCGTCAGGCAATACGCTCGATGAGCCAAACCTTATTCCCGTCAATTTACTACGCAGATAAGCGTGATCAGAAAGCTCTTTACGATGAATATGTGTTTCAATACTATATAATCGAAGAGATACGAGATACGCTGAATGAGTCTGTGGATCCGGATATGATTTACTTTTTACAGTATGATCATATGATGTGTTTATACAGCCTCAAAAAGAGTCAAGTAACCGATGCTACAATGTATAACTATAATATACATGGCTACATTCCAATTTATAGAGGTCGTCATAGGGTAGACGGCTTCACAATGTACACAGTTCTCTTTGACACTAGAATGTCACACATACCCTTCTCTCCAAATTAGCGTTGGATTTCTCTTTTTTTATTTGTATGGTTATACTTAGTAGAAAGTTACTTTATGAGCAAAACATTAGAATGTAAAGTCTGCGGTACATTTGTACATAACGTCGGTGATAGCGTTGTAGCTATTACTTGCCACGAATGTGTTTCAGATATGATGAGACAGTATGATGAACCGTTAAAGAAGAGACAAGTTGCAGCTCAAGGTTATCCAAAGGGATGGCGCTTTATGAAGCAATTTGTACACGCAAATGGTACAGTCTACTTCAAGGGTGTAGAACAACCTGATCTGAAAGGGAAGTATGATGCTACACCAATAGTTGTTAAGCCTAAGAAGTCAAAAGCTCAGAAAGCTCAAGAAAAAGCTGATGCAATGAAGCGTTACTCAGAACTAAAGAAACTCTTGAAGAAAGAAACTCGTAAAGGAGCTACTAAGAAAATTGAAAGTGAATTAAAAAGGTTACAAAAACAAATATCATGAATCTAACAGCAGAACAGTTACAGCAAAACTACGATGAGCTTATTGGCTATATCGATAGTTACATCAAAGGAGATAGAAAAGAATCTCTAAAACAATTATATACAGATCACGCAGAGCGTCTTATGCTTATGCCTGCATCTAGTATTGATCACCACCACAATGCATTCCCAGGTGGTTATGTGGATCACGTTAATCGTGTTATCAAGTGTGCTTTAAGTTTGAAAGAGTTATGGTCATCTATGGGTGCCTATATTAACTACTCAGAAGAGGAGTTAGTGTTTGCAGCAATGAATCACGACTTAGGTAAAATTGGTACAGAAGAAGCTGAGCAGTACATTCCAAATGACTCTGATTGGCATCGCAAGAATTTAGGTAGAATGTATAAGTACAATCCTGAAAATGCATTTATGCCAGTACCCGATAGAAGTTTATTCTTATTACAGCAGAGAGGTATTTCAGTAAGCTTTAATGAGTATGTTGCTATCAAGACACATGATGGATTGTATGATGAGGGTAATCGTCCTTACTACATCTCTAATAGTCGTGAGTCTAAGTTGAGATCAAATTTACCAATCTTACTACATCACGCTGATCATATGGCATCACGTATTGAGTTTGAGATGTGGGATAGAAATAACGAAGGCTCTTCAAAACCAATAACATCTGAAAAGAGAAAGCCAACAATTCCAACCGATATGTCAGAATCTCAAAAAGACGATCTGATGAATGTATTTAACAACTTATTCAAATAATAAACATGGTTACAGCAGTTATAGTATTCCTACTGATCCTGGTAGGTATTCTGGGTTATTTAACTTATATTAACTATAAGCGCGCAGAAAAAGCTGAAGACTACTGCGAAGCTTATGTTAGATTTATCTCGGCGTTGTATTTTCGCTTTTACGATACTAGAGATCGTATGAAGGAAATAGATAGACTTGGAGCTTTCCAAGCTGATGATGAGGTGGGTGTAATATTTAGAGAATTAGACGAATCAATCGAAAACCTTTATGATTTCATTACAAAGTATGTCAACACAGAAACCGAAGAAGACAAGAAAGCCAAAGACTAAGCGATTATATTTCGGACCTGAAGTTGATATTAGCATCGTTAAATACAATAGTACAGAAGACGATTTTGAGCGCAGCTTAATTTACCAGAACGAAATAAAAGCAGCTTTTGAAAAATTAGTAGAAAACATTATTCACACTTTTAAATTCTACTACACGGATGGGCAAACTATCCAACAAATGCAACACGAAGTGGTTAGCTTCTTAGTAGAGAAGCTTCCTAAGTTTAAGCAGAATAATGGAAAAGCGTTTAGTTATTTTAGTATTGTTGCTAAAAACTATTGCATTCTCAAAAACAAAAACAACTATAAGAAGTTAACCAGTCACGATCGTATTGACTTATCTTCAGAAATTAATTTAGAGGCTATTCCAGATTCAGAAGATCATGAAGCTAATCTGATTGAGTTTGTTGATAAGTTTGTTAATTACTGGGACGATAATTTAGAATCAATATTCAGTAAAAAGAATGATCGAATATTAGCTGGAGCTATTGTAGAGTTGTTTCGTAAAAGAGAAAAGATTGAGTTATTCAATAAGAAAGCTTTATACATCTACATACGAGAAATGACTGATGCAAATACTCAGCAAATAACGAAGATGGTTAAGATTATGAAGGATAAGTATAAAGCTATGTATATGGATTATCTGACTTATGGATCAATCCAAAAAGATAGGTTGTACTAATGTTAGTAGTATTCTCAAAGGAAAAGTTGCAGTCAGTATTAGAAGAAGAAATCAAATGTTGGGAAAGCGTTAGTGGTGGTCCAAACCTTAACGCTTTTTCTTTTGATCCAAAAACAACTGACCCACAACAGCTTAAGGATCTTGGTTATTATGAAGATCGAGAAGCTTGGATTGCAGGAGCTCGTATAAAGGAGTTACGAGCGTTTATAGCCGAGTTGGATGAACTTCCTCAATTCACAGGCAGATAACAATTTGCCTTTCTAGCTATTTATTAGAAACAAGTTTATGGATAAGGATAGTTTACTGTTTGATGATAAGTCCTTTAGCGACTTACTCAGAGATGTGTACAACAACACAAAGAAGAAAGAAACACAGATCAATGGTCTTATCGATCAGCTTAAGCCATTGATTAAGAATATGACTGATGCATCTTTAATGGTACCTCTTATCAAGGAGTACTTAGAGATATCGGTTAAGAATGATGATAACCTAGTGAGATTGACAGCAATCATTCAGCGTCTACTTGTTGTAGGAGCTAAATCTGAGAAAGGCGATGAGTTAGGTTTATCTGAAGCAGAACGCGCACAATTGTTACAAGAAGCACAAACAATATTAGACGAAACTAAGTAATGTCATTCTTTAAAGATTTAGGCGGATTATATACTGGTCACCAGACAGGAAGGGAAAACGGCTTACAACAGCTAAAAACCTTTCCGGGTCATGTTATGGAGGTTTGTATGGATAGTAATTCGCCAATGTACGAATCTACTAGAGATGTTGGTAAAATTAAGTTTCGCGACTTAGTAACTGAATACAATAGATCGGAGGATCTTGTTGTTAAGGTTGCATATCCGTTAGATAGATCAATTGCTCGATATCCATATCCAGGTGAGGAAGTAATCATTTATAGAGCTTTCGGAGAAACTACATCACCACTGACTAGAACGATGGTCAACATCTACTTCTATTCATTTGTTGTGAGTGCACTCCATAACCCATCATTCAATGCTCATCCATTTATTGGAACGGATAAGTATCACATAGATAAGTCCAATCCGTTTATATCATACGATACAGCAAAGAAGCGTTTTGATAAACGTATTAAAGAGATTGGTTCTGTAAAGGAGAATGGTGATAAGATTAAAGTCTATAAGCAGCTACAACCTTATGAGGGAGACTTTATTCTTCAAGGTCGTTTTGGTAATTCAATCCGCTTTGGATCAACATCACAAAAGGAAGACAATGCTTGGAAGCAATCTGGCTTGAATGGTGATGGTATAATGGTTCTGCGAGTTGATAGAGATAGTACGACTAACGAAAAGGATATGCTTGTAGCTGAGGATATCAATAAAGATGATGCATCAATATATTTCTGTACAGCACAAAAGGTTGAATTAGAATTGGCATGCTCACCAGCATTAAAGACTTGGATATATAACTTTGATGTTCCTGATAAAGGATCTAAGGAGATGGAAAAACTTCTTAATAGAGATTCTGATACATCCGGTCTATGGCAAAAAGCTGTTGAGAGTAATAAGCCGGTTGACGAAGCGTATCAAACACCTAAGAGTGATGGAGTACCTTTAGAACCAACACCAACAACTCCAGCACCAAACACAACAACGCAACAATAACATGGCAGATTATACTACACCACCTTCAGTTAGCCCATCACTAAAAAGTGATCTAGACTCTTTCGTAAGTGTCGTGAATGCCAATGCACCAGCGATACAAGAAAAATTATTATTTAAAGGTATCCAGAACTCAGGGGTGACTCCTAAGGTTAGTCTACCACCACTAATTCAATTGGTTAATAAGTTGTTGATACCAACTGTATTGCGTTGGGAGGGTACTTGGGCAGATCATCCAAAAGATAGTGGAGGTGCTACTATGAGAGGTGTAACTCTTAACACATTTAAAAATAGTTTCGACTATCTGTTTATTAATACAGAGGTACCACAAGTTAAGACTGCAGCACAGGCATTGAATAAAAAACACACCAACTGGAAAAACGATAATGCAAAAGCAAAACAATTTTTGTATACAATTTGCAGTAGTGAATTGGTGATGGCAATATTCTTCTCAGGATACTTGTCAAATGAAAATCTTAGATATCCAATAGCTGTCATGGCCGAGGATCCTTTTTTAGGATACTTTCTTGCTAATGCGTGTTGGTGGACTGGTGGATCAGTATACGATACATCACACTTTGACGATACGGCTAAGAAGATGGGATGGAGTGGTAATGAATCTAAGTGGGCGTCATGGATACAAAGCTTAGGAAACAAAACGCCAGAACTTACAACAAAGTTCTTAGTATCGAGATGTAACCGACTACTAGCAATCACTAGTGATAAAGGTAGTCCTGGACCCGACTTTAGAAAGGGTTTTATGAATAGAATGCTAAACGATGAAAAGGATTCAGATTTGATGGTGCTTGTAAAGGTTAATGAATTGTTTAATCTCAATGCAGGAAACACGTTTCAATTAACTCCTGCAGAACTTGAGCATTTAAAAATTAAAGCTGAAATCTATAAAACCCTATCAATAGAATTTCCGGTATAATGAAAGTAACGTACGATCAACTCAAACAGAAGCTTAGTAGTGCTGGTGGATTAACTTCACCAAACGAAGGTGGTGTGCCTCCTGGTACACCCGTCACTGGTACGTTTACTGGTACTGTGACAATTGATGTACCACAGCTACCCAAGATAGAGTTTCCAATGGAGGATTATACATACTCCTCAAATTTGGAATCAGGAGCTGCTCAAGATATTAATAAACTACTAGGCTTGTCTGGTAACGCAGGAGGTAGAAAAAACAACTATGCAGGAAGTCAAATATTAATCAATTCGGATCGAGTTATTTTAAACTCTAAGAGTGATTATTTAATGTTGTTTGGACAATCTGGTGTAGCAATTTCATCGCCAGGTAATGTTAATATCGATGCGGGTGATGGAGTTACTTTGTATGGTGAGGACGGTGTATTTCTGGGTGTACCAGGAAAGGGTGATACAAAAGATAAAAATACAAAACCACCAAAAAATAAAGCGCAAGCTACTTTAGATAATGAATACGAACCGGTAGTGTTAGGTACAAAATTGGCAAACCTTATTGAGGATTTGCTTGTTATACTCAAGAACGCTACACTACTAACTCCAGTTGGTAAGGGTTATTTTAGAGAGGATGTAATGTATGAGTTTGCATCACTACAAGCTCGTATTCCAGAAATACTGAGTACGTTTGCTTTTGTAGATGGTATTAGTCACGAGGGTGTTGATCCAGAACCAGAAGCTCCTAAGACGGTAACCGAACCGCCAACAACATTGGTTGGTACTGTGACTGGAACATTTACTGGTACAACTGGCGCTGTGGATCCAAACGCACCTTCAAACGTGGTGACAAACCCACTAGCAGATCAACCAGACTTTTTTGAAGCAGAATCTTTATACGGAGACACACTATAATATGGCAAGTTTAAAAGATAGAGTATACCAAATACAACAAGCAATCGTATTACAAGAAGCATACGATAAATACCAACTTTTAGCAGGAGCTCTGCAAGTAGATAAGGGTATTGCATTGAGCTTGGATCAAAGCTATATGTCAAAGTTTGATGTTGCAGATGAGTTACGTAAATTTGTAAAAGACAAAACAAACAAACCACCTGCAGAGATTAAACCATTACTTGATCCAGCAAAAACTATTACGGATATTGTGAAGGAAGGTAATTTTGATAAGTTGCAAGACTATCTAAACAACTTATCGGCAGCAGAGTATGAGCCACCAATCCAATCACCATTCAAATCAGCTAGCGGTGTTGATGTCATTCCATTACCAAACAAGACTACACAAGACCCAAGACGAACAGGTCGTGTAATAAAACCAGGCCCGGTAGATGTATTAAAGGGTACAGAAATACAAAAGTGGTTAATTAATAATAGTGTGTTATATGGGTTTGTTCCATATGCAGACAACGCATTGTATTACATAGGTGTTGATCAAATTAAAAACCAACTAAAGTCGGCTGGAGATAAAGAAGCAGAGCTAAAGAAGATTGTGGGTAAGTTTCTTAAAAACGCAAGTGCTTTATCACAATTATCACTCACAGCTCAGAAGGTTATTGAAAATAAATTACCAGATGCTAGCAACTTCCCAGATCCAGGTAACTTAGAGGCTATACCAAATCACAACGTACAAAATAACTCAGGCAAAATACTAGACCTAGTTGTTATTGGTGGTCAGGCTGTATGGCGTCCAGTTGCACTAGCATTCCTAGCTATGCAAGCTGATGCTAAAAAGTCAGGTATAAACTTAAAAATCAATTCAGGCTTCAGACCAGCATTTGGTAAAAATGCAAAAGTCGTAAGTTCTAAGGGTAATACAATTACACTAACAACGCAAGAAACACTTCGTCGAGATAAGAGTAGATGGGTTGGTAGAAGTGGCTTTAGTGGGTCGGATGAGGACTTCGTGTTCAAAGCGGGATCTAGTAAGTATAGTGCAGCAACTGCACCTCCAGGATCATCAAACCACGGTAGTGGTATTGCTATCGACTTAAACATTGGTGGTCGTGATAATTTTCAACCACTTAACACAGCCAATTATGTTTGGTGTTGCAAAAATGCTCATAGGTTTGGGTTTGTGCGTACTGTGGGTAGTGAGGAATGGCATTGGGAGTACTTACCAGAAAAAGCAAAACTTGGACCATACGCCGTACTCAAAACTAAAACTAAATTCTACGCCGATCTTGGATTGACTAATTTGACTGTGTAATGCCATATAACTTTGAAGCAACCTTTGTTCAGCCTTTATTGCTACAACTAGATAACGGAGTTATCAAGGGGGCTGACTCATGGGCAGATGCTATCACAAAGGCTTACATAACAACAATTAAAGCAGGACTTCCACAAGGAGCACCTCCAACACTTCCGGCACCTGGATTAAACCCAACTGCTCCACCACCATACCCACTAGGCGTCTCTGGATTCATTACAGCTGATTCTCGTAGTCGAGCTTTTTACACATTAGTGAGAGCTTATTTCTTGGCTAAGGAGGTTAGTTTGGATAAGGGATCAATTGAGAGTTTGGTTCAATCTGTTAAGCAGCTTATACAAAAGCTCAAAATACGTACAGCAAAGGTTAAGAGTCTACTCGAAAGAATAAAACAAGTTCAACAACAGCTTATAGAGCTTCCAGGCTTGATAATTGATATTGTTGCTGGTATAAAGGAGGAGGTAAAAAATCTAATTGAAGAGGTGAAGGGTATTTTCTCTAGTGTATTTGATGAAGTACAAAACAATCTAAGTCCAGTTGACTTTGCTGATGTGTTTAAGGAGGAGATAAGCTTATTTGAAAGCATTAAGAAGTTTGATCCAACAAACATTGCTGGGTTGCGTGATATTGCTTTATTTGTTTCTGAATATGGAAAGCGAACTAATAATGTTCTTGCATCTGGTACTAGTGAGCAACTCTTGAAAAAGTATTTTCGTGATCGTGTTTTTGGCATAGCTAAGACGTTTATTGAATTTGCTAATGGTGTAATTGATCCTAGTAAGATTCTTGATCTTATGAGTCAGTTAGCTAGCAAGCAACCACGACTACAAAAACTTGTAGATCAGATTAAGCGCTTTGATTTGTTTGTGCGTTTTGTGCAACCTCAACTCAAAAAACTAAAAAAGCGTAAGGATGACTTAATTAAGCAGATTAGAGAAATGTTGCAACCAAAGATTGTAGAGTTGCAAAAAAAACTAGCTCAAAAACAAGCTGAATTAGTTAAAAAGCTTAAAGATAGTAAAGCTGCGAGTTTATATGCCTCTGCGGCAAAAAAAATAAATGCCTTAAAACAAAAGAACGAGAAGAAGATAAAAAAATCAAGAACAAAGGTACAACAGCTTACAAAAGCCTACAAACTAAGCCGAGATATAATTGGTAGAGTTACCACTCTAATTGAGGGTGTGAAGCAGGAGTTTGTAACTATGTCCGATGAGATTAAGTCTATGCAAAAAAGCGTAGAACAAACTTTCAATCAAAATACAACCTTTGATTCAATCGATACGATTCAACCAGGACCTGGACCATTATCGGTTAATGATCTTAAAGCCGAACTCATAAAGATGCGCGGTTATGTCGACAGTCTTGGATTAGGAGAGTTTGGAGAGGCTGCTGCTTTAGTTTTGACTCAAACAAAGTGTAACTTTCAAACCTTCAAGTTATTCTTTGAAAAGAGAAACTTAAAGATAAAACAATACGTTCTTGAGATTGATATGTTAGAGTCTTTAATTAAGAGTCTAATAAACACAATCCAGGAAATTCGATCAGGTAAGAAACGTGCTAATGAAAATAAAAGTATTGCAAGCAAATGGTTAGTTGATCGTATAAAGTCTCTTAAAGACTTACTCAATCGGCTTGTGATTAAGATAAGACCATTAGTAAGAAAGATATCAAAATTTATTAAAGATCAAATTGAAAAAGTAAAGGATTTTATCAAAAAGGATCTTAAAAAATTTCAAGAGGATCTGAAAGTGTTTGCAATCAACTTAATACCAATAAAGAGCGATGTGCAGGATGTTAAGGATAAAAAAGCTGCAGCCGAAGATAAAATGAGAAAGATTCGTGATAAGATTAATCAACTCAAAAAATTGATCGAATTAGGAAAGTATACGGCAGATACTGTTAGGGGATTGGCTGGTTTGATATCTAGTGTTGCTGCAGGAAACTATAAGTTCTCAGAAAACCTAAACCACATCAACAAATTGTTAGATGGAGTTTACAATATCAGAGGTTTTAATAAGAGTGCTGCAGTAAAGAGTAGTTTGCAAAAGGAGAAAGAAAAAGCTCGTCGACAGTTTAAAATGATGCTTGTTATAGAGGCGTTAGTTATTGGTATAATTGAAACTGTTAAGGATATCAAAGAGACAGACTTTAAAAAAGAGTTGCAGGAAACTATTGATAGATTGTCAAATAACTATCCTGGAAAGCAAACACTACAGACTATTGCTAGCTTAGCTGATAATCCACCAAAAAGTTTAAATGAAATCAAAAGTGTTTTAGACCAATTAGCTACTGGTGCATTGATGGATGCTAGCGTTGTCAATAATCTGATCAACTTAGAGCGAAAGTACTTGCGTAGAAGTAGGGAGTTGGTTAAAGTACTGTGTGATGTAAAAAAACTAGAAGGGACTGCTGCAGAGAAAAAACTACTTAAAATTAAAACTTATCTAGATAAAGACCAGTCGTTTTTAGCCATTGCATTTGATATGCTAGCTGATGAATTGAAGCAGTTTCAAAAATTTATAGCTAAAAAGTTTAAGAAACTGGTTGATGAGGTTAAACAAAAAATAGCAATAAAAAGAGTTAAAGTCGAAGCTCAAGCTCAGCTTGCGTTAAAAAAGATAACGGAAAAGAAAATCAATCCGGATGCAGCAATCATGTCTATTATGTTTGGTTTAGCAGCTCGTGCTTTTTGGACTGGAGCAACTTGGACTGGTCCAACTGGCACAAATCATGTAACACTTAACATAGGCATCTTCAAACAAATAAAGGCTAGATCAACTGATGGAGCATCAGCTATGATACGACAGATAGCCAAAAGCTTTGAGACTCAGCTAACAGCTATGACTGGTTTAGTTATACCACCAGCAAATACTGGTATACCACCCGTACCATTCTCAGGGTACAAATAAAATCTTAACTATTTATATAAAAACAACATGAAAGGAACCGAGTTTATCAATTTGATGCGAAAAGTAATTCGCGAAGAGGTGAGGGCTGTTGTAAAAGAAGAGCTTAAATCATTTAAGCCCGTTATTGTTGAATCAAAACAACAATCAGTTACAAAATTGGAAGCACCAAAAAGAAAAGCAGTGCAACCAGAACCCTTAATAAAAAGACAAACGCCTGTGTTTAAAGGACCGTTGGCAGACATACTGCAAGAGACTTACACAGCAATGCAAAACGAGCCACCAGTAGAAGATCCAGAAGCAGCTTGGCCTGATATGAATGGTGGTGTTGTTACTATGGATAATATGCCTGGAGGGATGGGTATGTCAATGGCAGCAATGATGGATGACGACTTTGGATCAAAACTCAATCCACCAAGCTCAAACACACCTACAAATACACCACCACTGATGCGTGACTATTCTGCGTTACTAAGGAAAGCTGACGACATTGCAAATAACAAACGATAATGGCTATTGAAATTAAAGTACATCCGCTAGACTTCGAACCTAATATTGCTATTGGGGTTGATCTGCCTATGATGGCTGGAGCTGGTGCTGCTTTTAAATTGAACTACACTACACTAGATCAGGCAGTAGCTAACGCAAAAAACCTTTTATTGACAAATAAGGGTGAAAGAATAATGCAACCTGAATTTGGTTGTGACTTACGAAACTTCCTTTTTCAGAATATTACAGAACAAACTTTAATAGATATAGAGAACTCAATTCGAAGCAGTTTTGAATATTGGTTGCCGTACATATTTATTAATGATCTGCAGGTGGTACCTAGCGAAGATAATAACCGAATCAACATCTCTCTTAGCATTAGCTTAGAGGGTAATAAATTTGATACAAGGTCTATTCAGTTAGAACTGCAAGTAAATAACGCATCATAACATGGCAAACATATCTAAGACAACATCAAAGGATATCCAGTATTTTGGTAGGGATTTTGACTCACTAAAGAAGGGTCTTATTGATTTTGCTAGAATTTATTATCCAAACACATACAACGATTTCAATGAGTCGTCTCCAGGTATGATGTTTGTTGAAATGGCTGCGTATGTCGGTGACGTTCTCAACTACTACATAGACTCTCAGTTTAAAGAAAACCTATTATTACACGCTACAGAAACTAGAAGTGTAATGTCAATTGCAGCTGCAATGGGATACAAACCAAAAATTAGTGTGCCATCTATAGTTGACATTGATGTATTCCAGCTACTACCTCCATCAGGAAGTGGAGCAAATGTTGTTCCAGACACACGCTATGCTTTACAAATTCAACCAGGCATGCGTACTCGTAGTTCGGTTGGTGCAATAGAGTTCATGATTCAGAACAAAGTTGATTTCTCAATCAATAACGTATTTGATCCAACAACATATTCTGTATACAGTATTGATGCCAATGGCGCTCCTAATTACTTCTTAGCTAAGAAGACGGTTAAGGCAGTATCGGCTATGCCAACAACGGTTGAGATTCCTGTAACTGGTGTGACTAAGTTTTTTAAATTCTTAGTGCAGGATACTAATTTAATAGGAATACAATCTATTACAGACTCTGACGGAAACACTTGGTATGAGGTTCCTTATTTAGCACAAGATACAATCTTTGAAAGAGTTGAAAACACAGCCTTTAATGATCCAGATGCAGCAACACACAGCCAAGACACACCATACCTACTAAAGTTAAAAAGAGTACCTCGTCGATATATAACACGTGTGACTGAGGATGGTATTGAGGTTCAGTTTGGTTCTGGAGTTAGCTCGTCACCAGACGAAGAATTATTAGCAACTCCCGAAAATATAAGCTTATCTCTTCCAACCGGAAAAGAGGATATTGATTGGTCAGTTGATCCTGCAGCACCAGTATTTACTGGAGCTTATGGTGTAGTACCATCAAACACTACGCTAACAGTAACCTATCTAGTAGGTGGTGGAATTTCTTCTAATGTACCAAGTAACACTATCACAGAGGTTATTGGTATTGATACAACCGGTACAAACTTACCATCAGCGAATCCAACATTAAATACAACTATACTAAACTCGATTGCCATTAATAACCCAACTGCGGCAGCGGGTGGAAGAAGCGCTGAAAGTTTGGAGGAGATTCGTCAAAATGCAATTGCACAGTTGGCATCTCAAAATAGAGCTGTAACTAAAGAAGATTATATCATAAGGGCTTATGCAATGCCAAATGCCTATGGTAGCGTATCTAAGGTATTCATAACACCAGACGAACAGAATAACATCGAATCATCAGAAGTTAATGATAAGGTTGCGAATCCATTAGCATTGAATATGTACGTGCTAGCTTACGATAATAATAAAAATCTAACCACAGCTAATAGGGCGATAAAAGAAAATCTTCGTACCTATCTAAGTCAGTATAGAATGCTTACGGATAGTATTAATATCCGAAACGGTTATGTTATTAATATAGGTGTTGATTTTGATATTATACCACTACCAAATTACAATGCTAATGAAGTTATCTTAAACTGTGTAAGTGCATTGAAGGATTTCTTTAACATAGATAAGTGGCAAATGAATCAACCGCTAGTTTATAGTGATGTGTTTAATGAGTTATTAAAGGTGAATGGTGTTCAAACTGTAACAAGTGTGAAGTTTAAAAACCTAAACGACGAGCTTAGTGGTTATAGTACTGTTGTATATGATTTAGCAGAAGCGACTCGTAATGGTATAGTGTATCCAAGTTTGGATCCAGCTATTTTTGAAATAAAGTACCCAAACAACGATATTAGAGGACGTATTGTAACATTCTAAATATGATTTTAAGATTTTATCCAACCAAAGACGCTACAATATACGAGCAGTATCCTGAGAAGAATACTGGCTTGGATGCTATGCTTGAAATCAAAAAGACCTTAGTAGGTAGTTCAAGCTACAACTCCAGAATATTATTGGATTTTGATTATTCTAGTATGTCTGCTAGTATTGCCTCTTTAGGATATAATCCAAACCAATTTCAATACTCATTAAAATTATATACATCAGACGCTAACGAAATACCATCTAACTACACACTATATGCTTATCCTGTGAGTGGTAGTTGGAATATGGGTATTGGTCGTTATGGAAACAGCCCAGAAACTAAAGTTGGTGTAAGTTGGTATTACAAACAGACAGCAGATGACGTTGCTACATCATGGTCAACAGCATCTTTTGCAGCGACTGTGACTGCATCATGGCTTTCTGCTCCAGGTGGTGGTACTTGGTATACATCGAGTGTTGCATCACAATCGTTTAGCTACACCACGTCCGATCTTGATATGGATATCACATCCATTGTTAGAAAGGTACAATCAGGATCCTTAGATTTTAACGGTCTTGTTATCAAGAAGAGTGATACAGATGAATCATCTACAAATGTATTCAATAGTCTTAAATTTTTTAGTAAGGATACGCACACAATATACTTACCGGTTATTGAAGCAAAGTATGATGATAGTACTAGTTTAGGCACCTTATCTGCAGTAAATGTTAATGAAGAGATCACTATAACACCAATCGACTTAAAACCATCATACGCAGAATCGTCAACACCAAGAATAAGATTCTCAGCGCGATCAAGATATCCAGTAGCTACATTTGCTACATCTTCAGAATATCTAACTAGATACAGATTGCCAGCTGGAACTCAATATGCTGTCTACAGCGCTCATAATGACGATGTTGTTATTAACTTTAGCAATTACACTAAGATTAGTGATGATGCTACTAGTAACTTCGTAAAATTACACTTGGACAGCTTTCAGCCAGAAAGATATTATAGATTGGTATTGAGAGTTCCTAACTCAGGATCTTATGCATCTTACGATGTGTATGATGATAAGTGGATTTTTAAAGTTACTAGAAACTAATGAGATTTCCAGACCAATCATTGATAGGAGATTTGGGTGATGGCGTTACATCAAAAACGTCAGCAAGCATATCGATACTCGCTACTTCAAGTTTAGACGAGAATCAAACAACCTATGACCTATTACCAACTATTATCAATAGGCCTCCAGTTATTGTAGAGCCAATCGAGCTAGCTTCTACACCACAGATCAAACCTTATGAAACAGCTGACGCTAGTGGTAAGTATTTATACTACTTTCCAGATGGTACTGTTAAGATCAATCTAGGAGCTAAGATTACATTAGCTGTTAAAGCAGAGCAACCACAAATTCTAAATGTTGAGAATGGAATATTAACGATGGTTAAACCATCTGTTGGATTAACATACATTTGGAGAAAGAATGGTATCATGCTTAACTCCGATCAATCTTTTTCGCTACAATCTAAAGTGACTGTATCAGGCAATAGTGTTAGCTTTGATAACATACAGCCTTCCGATGCAGGAACATACACTTGCGATATTAGTAATGATATAGGAACAGTCACTACAGAGCCTGTAATAATAGAAGTACTTAATTTGGATTTTGATGCACTATTTTATAGAAACTTAATCAATAATCCATATGGTGCGAATGGAACAGACGGTTGGCAGGTTAATAACGACGATCTAACAACAAAGAGGTTTACTAAAATACCATCAACCGATCTAATAAAGCCAGATAGACCTGATTTATTTGGTTATACGATGGATACGTTACACCCAAGACCTTACCAATTAGATACTGGTGTGATTCAAGGGTTTGATATGACGAAAGAGTTTCTTAAAGATAACGCTTCATACTTCACAAGAACACGATATAAGTTTTTAAAGCGTGGTGGTTCTTTTTTGGTTAGGGCTTATCAAGATATCGATTTGTCTGATATAGTATGGCTAACTAAGGGCGGTGTTTTTGGTGTGGAAGGTGTAAGAGCTATATTCAGCTGTTATATTGGAAACGCTCTGACAACATTCATGCCAGTGCAGGAGTTGGTGGATCCAAAAAACAGAAGATTGCCTCAAAACTATGTTTTAAATAAACCAAGAATCAGTAAGGAGAATTTTTTATTAGCAGGTCCTTCGCATGGCGTGCAAGAGCATGTTTATGTATCGTTTGAGGAGTATGATAATGAGACTAGATTGGCTAGTCATATATTACAAAAAGACGGCTCAGTAGTAAAACAAGAAAATAGAATAACACTAGCTGATCCATGGACAAGTAGGTTGTGGAAGTATTGGGGACAAAAATATTACGACAAGGATATATATGGACTTGGTGAGTTGTCAAGTGGTGATGGTAGAGATGCTGTACTGTTTGTTGCTGATGAATTGTATCCAGATGAGAGCGTACGATATGCTTATGGTCAGTATGCTGAGTTTAATAAGGTTGTATTAGATAGATTAAACCCAAATACTACAAAAGTTAGAGTAACCTTAAATTTTCAAACTTCAGACTGGAGAATTTTTGAACAATGGAAAGAGGGTTTTGAAAATAGTGAAGAGGTTTTTGAGTTTGTTAGTTGGGAAAGTCCGTACGAAAGAAATCGCTGGACAAAGCCGCAGCTTGATTGGGGTAAAACTATAACATCACAAATAACAAAACTTCCTGGAAACGAAGAAAAGGGTGTAAAGGCTTTACCTACATCACCAGATCCTCGAGGATTTGCTTCTGCGATCAACGTAACGCTACTACCGGTATTAACTCAACAAAAATCTAGCACAGAATACTATACAAATATATCACTGGTTAAAAATGATACACCTGAGTCAGTAGTACAAACTGGTCTGATAAAGAGTAGGCCATACGATCCTTATGGATTAGCTTCTAAAAAACTACTATTCACTTTCGATACTATATCGGACGGGAAACCAGTAGTGAATAATTTAGGTGTTATTGAAACAAAAGATAGGTTAAAAATAGGTTTAAAAATAAGACAGAAGGATAGTCAAACAAATACAGAAGTCGATAAAAATCTAGGAATTGATCCAATTCGAATTTTACCAATCCAACCCAACTCAACGGTTACGGTGGAGAGCTTACCAGACTTTGTACAAAAAGATTCAGCATTGAACATCACCTTTAACGATTATGTTAGATATCGTTTTGTTGATAGCTACGAATCTTCTAGAGAAAAAGGAGTTATTGTAAGTGGAGTTCCATCGGCAAATTATGAGACTATCGCTCTAGAGATGAAAGATGCTGGCTTTACGGTTTCTAATATCACAGATAGAGTGCCAGAACAAGGTAACGATGTACCAACGTTATGGAGTAATAAGATCAGACTACAATTGTTTTTTGGACTGAAAGGATCGCAAATAACCCAAACCAAATTATCACCATCAAAAATAGATAAAGCTGATCAAGGACGAGTTGTAAGACTTCAAAGCTATTATTTAGATATTGATTTCTCTGGCGCAGAATCCAAAGTCACATTGTCTAGACCATCTGATCAAAATATGTACCCAGGATTTGGCTCTGGTACTTATGAACTAGAGCATAGTATTGATCCATACGGTAATCTGATATGCGATATACCATCGCAGATGAAATTCTCTATGGCTCCTGGTTTAGGTTTTTCAAGATTGAAGGGTGAGGATATCATAATAAACGATACACCTATAAACTGTTTAAAAGCGTTGCATGCAAATGTAGGACAGTATGTTAGGGGTTCATATAAAACAAACGGATATTTTAATAATCTAGCGGATGGCATTTTGCAAGTTGTGAAAGAAGATGTTGCTAATACGTCTTTTGCAGAAGCTAAGACTATTAAACAAGAATACCTTACAGCTTTAACAAACTACGTTAACAACGTTAATTCACTACCAACTGCAAAATATAATACCATCGATAAAACTTACAACACAAGTTTGACTATCGATTTAGAGGACGAAGCGTTTACAGGATTGCTACCCACTGTCGATAAACCGGCACACCTGAGCAACCTTAAAAAACCAGATGCATTACTCGAACTATTAGCTGTATACAATCCATCAACTACTCAAAACGGTATTGTTATTGGAACGCCATCTTACTTTGAAGATGAGAATGGCATAAGCTACACTATAGGATACGCTGCTCTTCCTCAGTAATTTATACTTCTAATATTTATTAGAAACGGCTATGAAAAAAACCATAAGACTATCATCCTTTGCAGAAGAACGAGCATTACGTGCTGGGGATTTCAGTCTTATGCCCAGGAATCCATCACCACCTTACATTCTATCTCAACCGATAAAAAACTTTCAACAGTTTACTTGGATTGAAGGTTTGATTGATGGCAATCTAAAGTACCAAAGTATTAGTCCAACATTTGATACTATCAATATGTTGAAAGGTACTTCTTTTAGTTTTGAGATTCGTGTAGCTGATCCATCAAATGTAAATAATCCAAACGACACTACAAATCTATCTTTCAAGTGGAAGCGTAATGAGGCTCCGATTTACGATCTTAATAAATTAAATGGTGGAGTAGGCACTTCAGCCGCTTTAGTTGAAGAACAATCATCTACACCAAACCTATCAGGACGATATACTTGTGAAGTGTCTAATCAGTTTGGCTCTATTGAATCAGTACCGTTTGATGTGAATATAATTGATCCACTTAAACATCCACTATTATATAAAAACTTACTGCGCAATGGCGATGGGGATGGAGGTCTTGATGGTTGGACTGCTGATCCAGATATAAAGATTCAGCCGTTTGTAAATGATACATCATTAATTAAAGGCTTTGGTAGTTTTAGATTTGCAAACCTACCTTTGATTGATTTTAATAAAGAGACCTCTGGAGCAGTTGCAATGGAGTTCTTCTTCTCAAACGCTTCTCATTGGGGTTTATTCTTCAACTGGTATAATAAGCGTTTGAAGAGTGATCCAACAATGACTAATATCAATCTCACATCAACATCATTAGGTATTTTGGATGAGGGTGAGCGTTGGATATCGGAAGGTGTAATTCCACAAATTGTACCTAATGAGGATTATGTAAGATCAGAATTTGCAGCTTTCTATCCTGGCATCGCTTGGATGGATCAGTACAATAAAAACAGTAAAACTATTGGACTTTATGCAGAGTTCAAGGATTTTACACCAACATACTTTACAAGAGATAAACTTAAATTTGCTAAGTTTGGTGGCAATGATATATCAACGTTATCGCAAACTATAGATGTTAATGAATTAGCGGATTTTGTTGATGGTAATGTGTATGGAGTGAAATACTCCACAGCTCAGTTCTTTGCGTATGTAGGAGCTGGTATCACAGACTATAAGATAAAAGTTCAAACGGTTGATGGTGAGAAGGTATTTAATTACAATATTGCCGATTCAGAACAAATGTACGATCATATTGTTCAAGAAAAGAATGCAGCGTTTCCTTTAGTGTTTGAAGAGTCTCAGGGTAAGATAAAATATAAACTAGTTCCTGGAACGCCTATTGAAATCATACCACAATGCTATGATAAGACTACCATAAAGCTCTCTTTCATTGATGATAGAGGTTTTGTAAGAAAGGAGGAGGTTATCAATGGACCTAATGAATTAGACTTATGGGCCATCAAAGAAAAAGCATTCTTTCCAATAACCCTTTTTGGATTATACGAGTTCATTACACCTAGCAATAACGATATTATAGTATTTGGTCAAAAATACACAAATACAGATGCAATCGCTCTAATGTTTGACACTGAAAAGTCAGGTGTCTTTAGTAAGGGTGTAGATCACACACCATACACACAAACCACTTTACGAGATGTAGCTGCTAGGTTTTTTGCAAACAAGTACGATTTCACAAGACATGGAACAGCGTATCCTGGTGACGTATGGTTTGGTAAAAAATACTCACAAGATAATAAATTCTATTACAGAGCAATTCCAGATCACGGCGCAGCAGCGATGTTTGGTGTTGGTAAGGATATAATCATTCCAACGAAAACAAGATCGATTCGCGTAGATGTTGTGTTTAAGCATACTTCAGATATTTTATTAGATGTTGATCCAAATTTGAAAGGTTGGACAGAGCAGGAGATTTATACAAATGAGTATGGTCAGAGTACTGGTTTGAGTCGTCGTCTTGTTGAGTACGGAAATCCTCGCTGTGGTATTTCTAAAATGAAATTATTCATTGCTCCTAATGATATTGGAGTGTCTGAAGAGTTTGCTAGTTATAGAATACCGCCACAAGAGAGTACTGTATTAGGTTTACAAAAGCGTCGATATCAAAATCCGGCTGCATTTAACACTGCAGATGCTTCCACATTTACATACACACTAATACAACCTGATGGCATGCCAACAGCACCGGCTATAAACGATCCATTTATACTAGCTAAGAATCAGGAAAGTTATATTAATAGTATTCAAGAGCAAAACGATAAAGCAGCTCAACTGAACGCAGCAAGTGTGCCAGATGCTCTAATGGATGAAGCTGATATCCTAGCTAAGGAAGATGAGGATCGTGCAGCAGGTGATTACAGCTTAGGATTGTATATACCAGAGAATCTAGATGAGAGTAACTTGTAATAAGTTTACAATCATCATATTTATATAAAAACACGTGGCTAAAAACATAATCAACATTCCGGCTAAAAATATTGAAGCTTCACAAGTTGAATCTTCACTAGGGAGTGCTATCAAAACAAAGTTAGTCAAGAGTTTGGAGGATCAGATATCTGAAAATGCTTATGTAACATTAGCAGAAAAGGAAAAGGAAAAGGATCCACAACAATTGGTGGTTAAGTCTTTTGGTTCTTACAGTAACGGAGTAGCTAACTATCCAAACGATGTTATTCGTTTAGATATAGAGAATGCAAATAATCAATACCTAGAATCAAACTATCGTATTGATGGTTTTGTACAATCTAATAATGAAATAACACTTGATCCAGAAAAGAATTTAAGCGACTTAAATTATATTTCGGGTAAGTACAGAGTTACATATGCCTTTCATCGTAACCTTTTAGGTTCTGGAGATGGTCATAAATTACAAATTCAAGAGATTAGTGCTGATGGATTAGAGATAAGAGTTATCCCTGCTATATCAAATACTATATCTAATGTTGACTTTCTGGATTTTTTTGCTGATAGTTTCTTTAAACTTCCTAAGAGTCAAACATTAACAAACTTATTCTTATTTAAAGATGCAAATACATCAATGCGTGTATTTGACTATGTACAAGATAAGTTTACATTTTCAACAACTCCTTACAGCATAATCTTCAAACTAAATACTCCAGCTCCGGATGGTGTTAATATTGGAGATTTAATTTGGTTATCGCAGCAAGTTAGTGATAGTTTGGTTGATACAATCACAATTGTACCACCTAAACTCAAAACGAGAAAGACCTTTATTGCAGGTCCAAACTGGGATGCAATAAATAAAGATCAAACAGCTGTAGGTACGCAGTATAAGGACTGGGATGATTTATTATCAACAACAACCCAGACGTCTGAGGATATCATAAGAACCTTATTAAGTAGTTCTTTCTTAGAGGGTATCAATCTAAACATTGATTTTAGGCATTTTAGTAACCACATCCAGTTTGGATCTGCAACTGAACGCTTATTAAATTTCAAATATAAAATGCAGCTTATTGAATCCTATGATTCACGTATAGCAGCATTAACAACTGATTTAAGTGGCTTACCTAGTAGTAGTGTTTCTAGTAGTATATACTTCCAAACAAACATTACAGACACTAAAACAAAAAAAGCTGCATTGCTTGGATCAATGGACTCTTACGAGAAGTATTTGTTATATCAATCCAGTAGCTATGTTACAAACAGCTTTGGTGAGTTTTACCCATCTACATGGCCAAAATCAAATAACACTAGGCCATACGTAAATTACGCAGTAACTTCATCTCAGGTTGAGAGTTGGTTTGATGGCATTTATAGTAGTGCCAGTTTATATGATCAAAATAATCAATCAGCACTATATAAACTAATACCTGCACACGTTCTAGAGGATAGTACAAACGAAGAGTATGTATTATTCACTCACATGATTGGTCATTACTACGATCTCATGTTTGCTTATGTCAAGCATATGACTAAGCTGCACTCTAGAGAAGAATCAATTCTAGAAGGATTTAGTAAAGACTTGATATATCATGTTGGTAAGAATTTAGGTATAGATTTTGAGAATGGAAACACTCTTAAAGAATTGTGGGACTATGCTCTAGGTACTAGTGTATCCGGATCTTTAGCATCAACATATAGCATAACGAGTGAGGATAAAACCAAAGAGACTTGGAAGCGTATTATCAATAACCTTCCTTACCTCCTAAAAACTAAAGGTACAGAACGAGGAGTTAGAGCGCTAATCAACTGTTTTGGTATTCCACAAACAATTCTCAGAATCCGTGAATATGGCGGAGCTGAACCAGAGTTTGATACAAAAACTGATTGGGTTCATGAGCGTTTTAATTACTCAACTACAGTAGGCTATAACGGTCAAATATCTGGAAATCCAGTACAAACACTGAGAGCTGATTGGGATAGTATAGGATCACAATCTTTATATCCAAATGCAGTAGAGTTGCGTGTAAAGATGGCAGTAAGTCAATCGAAGATACAACGCTTAATGGAGAAATCCGGTTCGTGGTATTTAGAAGCTTCTAAATCTGGAGACTTTCAGTATTTAAAACTATACTTAGGTAATAATAATAACTCCACATCAACATGGGGATCCTCAACGACATGGGCTACAGCTAGTATTAGTTGTTCAATCTACGATGGCGACTGGTATCATGTTGCAGTTAATAGATCACAAGCTACTAACACAGATTCAGTTTCTCAAACATACTCACTCATTGTTAAAAAAGCGAAGTATGAAAAAGTAGTATTTTCACAAAGTTCGTCAATCACTGTAACTGGATTAACTAGTGCCTCTTACAATAATGCCTGGACAACTTCCCATATATCTAGCAGCCATTTATGGCTACCTGGAACAGGATCATATACCATTGCACAGAGTCATTCAATGTTATTGTGGACTGGTTCTATTCAAGAGCTAAGATATTGGAGTGAACCATTACAAGACAGTATTTTAGATAATCATACACTCGCACCAACAAGTTACCAAGGAAACTTATCTGATACATATACCGGAAGTACGTCTAGCTTCTATACATTGATGATGCGTCATCCATTAGGAGCTGACAATAAAAAGTTAGCAGTTACTGGTAGTAGTGGTTTAGTGGTTTCTTCATCACACCCAAACCAACAATATAAAACGGGTACTGATATTAGAGCTTACAACTTTAGTGGATCAATACACAAACCTAACGTGGAGATCCATTCGATGGAGTGGCCTGATTTAGGAGCAAATAGGCAGGTTGGTAATAAAATAAGAATTGACGAAACTTTTTTAGCAGGGGATTCACAACTATATCGTGATAATAGCGCAGAAAGATCTTTAACAGACAACTATCCTGCCGATTCACCACGACTAGGTGTTTACTTATCGCCAGTTAATGAGGTGAACCAAGACATTGCAGAACAGTTTGGTGGTCTTAGTATTGATGATTTTATTGGTACTCCAAGTGATTTGAGTAAAGATCATTATCCTGATTTAGAGAACTTACAATACGAGTATCTAAAAAAATATACATCTGGAAGATATAGACCACAAAACTATATGGACCAGAAACATATATTACACCAGGTGGCTTTGTTCAAGATGGTGATGGCGAGCCATTCCGTGATGGATCGGGTTATGTTCAAGAAGGTAAAATAGGTGGAGACGAGTCTGACTATATTAGATTCAGCGGTGAACAACAGAACGTTGCTGAGTTTAACGATGTAATATCGTATCCAACTTATGAATATGAATCACCACGTAGAGATATAGAGAGTTTACCTGGTTTTGAAAATACAGAAATTGATTTTGTAGTATTAGATGGAACAAACTTAGAAACTACTCCAGATTTTGCTTCAAGCTATGCAAATGAATTTACTAGAGTTGGTGTTGATGATAATCCATCAACCAGTGGTAGTATGGCTGGAGAAGCTAAAACAAGAACTACTGCATACGGTAGGGATTTGATAGCTGATGGATCTCAGTATGTGTTTACAAGCTATTATCAAAGTGGAAGTGGGGAAGGATTAACATGGACACCATACACAAGTAGTCGTTATGACTATCATGAACCTTATAGTCCAGTTATCATGGATAACACTCCTAGTAGTGTTGCTAATGTTAGTGGTGATATATATGATATTGATATCTATGGTGGAAAAGCTTTCTCTAATCACACAGTATACTCTTCCACAGCCACAACCAGCACTATAACCAGAATCACATCAAGTGCAGCTTGGGATGAAAATGCGTGGTTATCTTCTTATGGTTTACAAGTTCGATCTTTATATTCAGCATCATTTGCTATAGATCCAGTAACTGGTTCAGCTGCAATTGGTTATTGGTCTCTTTATGGATCTACAGCATTGTATCCAGGCCTAGCATTCCAATTCAACACAGGAACAGGAGTTCCGGTAACAGGTTCAGTAAGAATACCAGCATTTTTCTATAAAAGTGATGATGCAGCGTCTAAAAACTTACTATACGAGATTACTATTTCAACCGACGAAAGTAATACAACACCCAATACTCTAGAGTTGCATTTTGGAGATTTGGATTGTGGTTTAACTGGCTCCATATCACCTACTACAACACAAACCGATATAGTCTTTACAACAACCGCATTAGGACCGTGGTTAGGTTTGAGAGTTTATGGAGTGGGTATACCAGCAGCAAACGTTGTCTTTATACCAAAATTAAAAGTAAGATGCTTAAACTATCGAGCAGATGTGCAAGATTTTCACTTGCGTGATAGTTATGGTATGAGGAATGCTCGCTACGATGGTTGCAAAATGTCATCAACAGACTGGAATATTAACAGCCCTGACACTACTGACGGAGGACCAGTGGTTCAAATTACAGTAGGTGGTGGTAAGCAACTAGGTGTAAAACCAAACGTCAAGGGAACTTTTGAAATAAAGTAAGATTTACAAAACAAGACATATTTATATAAAAACAAATAGCAATGGGATACTTAGATAATTCAACCGTCACAGTAGACGCTATTCTTACGAATAAGGGTCGTGAGATTTTAGCAGGTGGAGGTAGATTAAACATCACAAAATTCGCGTTATCTGACGACGAAGTCGACTACGACCTATGGAATCCAGCCCACACATTAGGTACAAACTATTATGGAGCTGTGATTGAAAACATGCCGGTACTAGAGGCACTGCCAGATGAAACTCAAATGTTACGTTACAAACTTGTAACTCTTCCAAAAGATGTTATAGGTATTCCAGTAATTAGTGTTTCACCAACTGCAGTAAGCTTTACTTCATTAAAACAAGAGATTGTAGTTAGTCCAGCTACCCTTAACTTGGCAGGAGGAAACGATTCATTAGGCTATACAGCAATTTTAGCAGACGATACTGTAGCAACTCTAGAAGTTGCAGCAGACGGTGGTGTTTCTAAAGCACCTGCTAACACATCAGCTGTAGGACTTAATCCAGAAGTACTAGCAGCAAATGCTAATGCAGCAGGAGTAACTAGCTTCTTAGACGATGAGGTTACTAGTGTAACAACAGCTGGTAAAACAATCGTTAGAGTTGGTAAGAAGTTTGTATTGAAACCTAAAGCTCAAGCAAACCTTTTAACTATCAAACGCACATTATTAACAATCATCGGTAACGAGACTGGTGGATTCAAAACTGTATCTGTATCAGTTGATCCTACAAACTTCGCTGCTCTTGATATTCAAGTAGGATTAGCAAATAAGTAATAGACAATGGCAGAAATATATAAAATCTTCACGCAAGACGATATCGTACCAGGAGACGTTCAAACAATCTCCCAGCCAGTTTGGTCTGAAAACATTAACCCACTGTCAGCATCAGCTGCTTACTCTGGTGTAGGCTTCTTCACATCTTCTACTCAGATGTCTCAATCAGGAGACTACTACATGAATGTGTACCACAGAAACCCACAATCAGCAACCAATGCAGCAATTCAATTTGCAATTGCTTATGGCCATAGACAGGGTAGTGGTTCTTATGGTGATTCAAACACTGTAGGTAACAACTCAAATGATACACCAACAAGAGCTATTTACTCACAATATCGTAATATGTTACTTCCTCCATCGGATAATGTATTTACAATCAACAGCTCTTCAGCAAACGAGATTATTGTACTTAACGTAGCTCGTTCAAGATTCCGTCAAAAAATTGATCCAGGAAACTGGGAATTGAGAATTGGATCTGGATCAAATGCTACCTATACTGGTAATAACTTTACATCTAGCTACCTTAGCTTTATCGATGCTAGTGGTCAAGGTGATTCACCAACAATTAACGAAGCAGGCCGTGTATTTGGAATCTACTCAGGTTCTGGTGGTGTGACTGCATCTAGTACTCAGTATGGATTATTCTATCCAGACCAAGGTGTATTTGTATTCCATGCAGGTTTGTTAAGAGGTACTGGAGCAACTGGATGTGGTATTCCATTCAACAGTGCATCTGCAACTACGCTAGCAGCAGCTGCAACACAACCAAGAAACCACGTAACAATGTCTTTCCGAATTTCAGGCTCCACATACTTTGCAGCTCGAAGTGAAGAAAAAGTAACATCTACACACTACTTTGTTCGTGTAACCAACAAACAATTTAACTTCTCAAACAATCCAACATTTGTAACTGGAAGCACAGGAACATTCCTACATGCTAGCATGTTAAGAAATCCAAGTGTTTACATTACAACAATCGGAATGTATGACGATAGAAACCGTTTAGTAGCAGTAGCCAAGTTGAGCAAGCCATTGTTGAAATCATTCAACCGAGAAGCTCTTATTAAGGTTAAATTAGACTACTAATTTTAAATTAGCAAAAATGAACCCTCTACCTAAAGTGGAGGGTTTCTTTTTTAGCCATATTTATATACAATGGCAGGAGTTTTCAAAAGTTTAGACAAATCAGATGTACGAATCACACCATTCCGTACACATAAGCTGTGGTCGGAAAATGTGAGTTATACTAAGATTGAGATCACCGGATCAGTATCAAATAGCTCCAGCTTCTACGAATTACAAGCACCTTATTCAACAAAGATATACGATGCAGAACCAGTAACAGCTTATTACTATGTGAATGGTGATGACATATTAGGCTATGTTGAGGTTGATAGTGATACGTTTGAATTGCAGTATAATTCAGCAACAGTCACAAGTTTTGGTTCAACGCCATTAGTTGCAAATAAATACATTGCGGGAGTGTTGGATAATACTGATGGTAATGGTCCAAGTCGTGTCATAACAATAGAATCGGATCCAACCTTAGGAACAGGTGGCGGATTTAGAATCAAGCAAATGGATTACCAGATGTCAACCTTTATTGGCGGTGGTATGCCTTATGAAAATATCGGTTTGAGTGGAAGCTACATCAATAGAATCGATTATTATCCATTTGCGGGAGCATTACCAGTTATTAGACCAATGATTCTAGTATCCCACAATCAGAGTGGCTCTTACTATGGTGGTTTGCTAGCTATAGAGTTAGAGCCCAATAACAAGCAATTTATAGCAACAACCGTAGTACCTTATTTAGAACCAACTCATCCAATATTACCTCCATACTGGGGTGCCGATAATGATTATCGTGGAGATTATTATGCAGCGATTCCTTCAACACAACCAGAACAGGCTAATAGGATTCTTGCTATTTACAAGGACAGTACATCAAGACTGATGACTAGTAATATAGAGTTGCAAGGTTTTGGTGCAGCATACTCAGCATCATACTCAACTATTAGCGCAATGGGTGATCCAGGAGAGCACGCTACGACGGGTGTTGTGGATATTGTAGGTTCAAAGGGGTTTGCATATTTTACACTTAAAGGTCAGAATAATATTTACGCTTCAAGTTTTGATATAAGTCTCAGCAACTACCTTAGAATAGATTCACCAATTGTGAGATTGTTGTGTGATAAAGATATGATTCGATACGATAGCGCAGTAGGTGCTATTAAGTTTCAAGCAAATAGTAGTGATGCGCAGATTAATGTTGTAGCTGTGTTAGAGGATGGTACAATACTAAATAACATTAATGCTAGTCAATTTTATGCACAATTCACCTACGATGTTATTGATGCAAGACAGTATGTTGGTGCAAATAGTAAGATAACGGGCGCAGCTATTAATAAGAATGTGGATTTAATTAGCTCTGGTAGTGCTTCTTTATTATATGTTTGGGTAGAGCCAACAGTAAAAGGTAAGTCTTCCATGTTCGTTGTTAATCTAGATACTAACGAGATTCAAGATCCAATTCACGTAGGCTTCTTGAGTAATTCATCACAACCTTTATTTGGAACCCAACAGAGCGGTAGCAACATGCTTACTGCAGATAATAGAACAACCACAGTGTTAGGTTTTACACAAAATATTTCTGAAATAAACCCAACTACAGGAGTACGATCACGATACCTATACAAGTTTGACGTGCAATGATAAACAGCATATACACAATATATAGAGCAGATTACAATCCTTTAGCCGCCTATAAGGAAGAGGATGTATTGCGCGTTAATTTTGATCAAGGCAATATTCAACTACACAATGATGAACCAATAACCGCTAACGGTAAGTTTCAACGTATAGTTCATAGATCGGTAGATCATTTATATTATAGGGACTTCTATAGTAACACTAAAGCTTCTTTTGGTAGTGGTAATATTAATAAACAATTTCGCTCACTAGAAGATCAAGCTTACATCATAAGTATACCACAGTCAAAATTTGGTGAAGCTATAATGACCGATTCGGTTGTTGTAGATATGGATTGTTATATGATACC